AGCAGGGCGATGCGATTGTTATTCATCGCCAGCGTCATGCGTCCGTGCGCCTTCTCAGCGCCGCCCGCCGCCGTCTCGATGTCGGACATGCTCTTTTGGTAGATGGCCGACGATTGCCGCACGTCAGCGTTGAACTGGTCGTTCTTGGCGATCAGCTCGACGACGACGCTATCGGCATTTGCGGGCATGGCCGCACTCTATGGCGCGGCAAATTGCGCCTGTAGGTTCGCGGGGACGCTAGTGGATCAGGCGCTCGTCCCGGTTGGCCTTGTCGAGCACGCGCATCGCGATTTCCGGATCAGGCGCGTCGACATCGTCGGTGTCACGAGTGAGCGCTTCGTTCCAGGCAAACACCAACGCTTCATATGTCCAGAGGTCGAGCGCGCCGGCTTCCGATGGAGGAATGTTCATCCTCGCGCAGTTGGCAAGCGCTAGGGGGTAGTCGAAGAAGCCTTCCTGCCCCTCTTTGCCGAAGTCGCCCCCGTCTTTGGGGGCTCGTCTTTTTTTGGCGGATCGTACCCCAGGATGCAGACGCCGAGGATCGTGGCGGCCACTTTCCAAGCATCGATGAGCGGCTGATCCATCACGTAAGTGTCGACCAGGCGGTTCGCGATGACAGGCGTCACCTTGACCTCTTCACCGGCAACGACGCCCTTGCCGCCGCCAATCAGGGCATGACGCACGGTTTCGATGAGGTCGGATGCGTAGAACTCCGCCGTCGCTGGATTGAGCACCCATTCGCCGTGCAGGCCCTTCGGATCGGGCACGCAACCGCGGACCACTCGAGCATAGATCGCGCCGATGCCGGCGCCCGTCTTGCGCTGCAATTCGTTGATCTGCGCGAGAGGCAGCGCGAAGGTATAGGAGCCGTCGCCGAAGTCGAGATCGATCGTGCTGCAGCTCATCCAATGGCCCTGATGATGACAGTGGCAAGGAACGCGAACAGACTTGCCGCGCCGGACATGCCGACGATGAAGCCGGTCGCGGCGGCGTGCTCGCCAGAATAGGGATCGTCGGACATGCTGCCCGCCATCAGCATGATTGCTCCGGCGATCACGAGAATGACGCTAATCGCGAGCCAGAGCAGCACCTAGACTGCGTTCCATGCCCACTGGCCGTCCGAATTGATCGTCAGGCTGATGTTCGCGAAATTCGCGTCCTCGCCCGTGATCTGGAAGTCGGTGATGATGCCCGGGCCAGCGTAGAAGCCCTGGAACACGAGATCTCCGGCTGGCTCGGTGAAGAGATAGCGCCAGTTGTGCGTCTGATTGTCGTCGGCCGCGATGATCGTATCGAGATTGTCGCGATTGAGAACGCCGGTCCCGGTCAGGCTCCACGCCTCGCCGGTGATGATGAGGTTGCGAACCGGGACATTCTCCGGGTCAGCGCAATCGCGCGTATAGACGTCATTGGTGTTGCGCGTGTGATTGAAGGTCCGGGTAGTGATGCCGCACAGCGCGGTGAACGTCTCGGGGCCGCCGCCGTCGCCCAGCATCAGCGAGAAGTACGTCCCGCGTAGGATTTTCGGCTGCGCCATCGAAGAGCCTCCATCAAAGCACCAGCCGCCTGCGCGAGGGGCCTTACCGCGGCGACTTTACGCGCCGCTCCGATAGGGCTGTAGGTTCATCAGCCGATGGTAGCGGAGAAGCTGTTGACCCCGTGCCATGCACTCGCCTCTGCCGCGTCAGGGATCACCTGAGAGCCGATCCAGCTCATGTAGGCCGTGGTGCTCGCGCCGAGCTCGAGGACGGCGTTCTCGAGCGCCGACTGGATCGTCCAGTTCATGCTCTCGCATTCGTCATCGAACTGCGTGTGGCTGAAGGCGTGGACGGTGACGCGGACCTGCGTTCCTTTCCTCAGCGGGCCTTCGTCTGCGACCGTGACGCGAACGAACGGCCAGGTCAGCTGATCAGGCTGGCGGCGTCCGTAGATGCGATCGCCAATAGCAGGATCGCCGATGCCGGTGAGGTCAGTCGTGCCCCTCAGGAGCGGAACGATCACCTGCCTCAGCCGCAAGCTCTGCAGCGGCCTCGCGCTCATTATCGTTGCTCGGAGTCAGGATCCAGCGCGACCCCACCAGCGGGCCGATCAGCGTCAGCCATATCCGGCTCAGCCACTCGGTTGTCTGGTCGACTGTCGGCGGTCTCGCCAGCGGACTTGCCCTTCCTGCGGCTGGTCGACGGGCGCTTCTTCGCGGCCCCCTTCCGGGAACGAGACGACCCGTCGACCTTCCCCTCTGTAGCATGTCCTTTGCCGACCGCGAAGTCCGCGAGCTCGGCTTTCACCAGATGATCGCCAAGGTCGGCCGGCGTGAACGCGGTGATCGCCCCACTGGGCCAGCGGAAGTCGAATGGCCGCCGAACGGTGATCCAGCGCGAGGCCATCAGGCCGCGACCGTCCGGCCGATGACGATGATGTCGTAGCTGACCGGCGTTCCGGCGCCGCCGTTGGTGACCGTGACGAGATCACCGGTGCCGGGTGTAACCGTGATGCCGTTGCGATAGGTCCGAAGCGAGAAGTCGCCCGGGCCCACCGAAAAGCCGTCGCCGGCCGCAAGGAACAGCGGAACGCCGTTCGATGCCGGGCGGGTCAGCTGAACGTCATTGGTGTTGGTGGACGCGGCGGCGATGTAGATCATGACGATCTCGGCCGCGGCGATGGTGGCTCCGAGCGCATCGGCGAGGACGCCAGCCATGTCCAGGCTTTCGCTTGCCGAAGGCGCGAGCGTGCGCGTGTCGCTGAAGAGGATGTTCGCCTGGCCGACGGCCGCGGTGCCGGGCGTGAATTCCATCGATTTCAGGACGTCGACCAGCATCTGCGGAGTGCCGAGGTCGCCTGCTCCTGACTGCTTGGCCTTGAGATGGAGATCGATCGTTGCGGCGACGCCGAGCATGGGTTGTCCCCTTGGATGATGCGCGGCGATGATATGGCGGCGCTTGGGCCGCCTGTAGGTTCGTCAGCCCTTCGAGGCTTTGACGGCGGCGCTGACAGCCCCACGCACCAGCGCCACGACGGCATCGCGCTTCCGATCGGTCGCGGGCTGCATGTACGGGCGGGGAAGCATCTTCGACGTGCCGAACTCCAGCGCCGCGGCGTAAGGCGCGTTGCTGCTGACTTCGACCTTGAGCGGGCCGATCTGCGTCGTCTCGATGTGCGTGCGAAGGACGCCGGTGTCTTCGTTCGGAGGATCGCCCGGTGCGCTCGGAACGTGGTGCTTGCCGCTTACCGCGCCCTCAGTGATCATGTGGCTGGCTTCCGCCCTGATCTCCTCGCCGCCCGCGAACAGTGCCGCACCGACGCGGCGCACGGCTTGCTCGCTGATGTTGTTGAGGCGGATGGTGACGCCCTTGTCGCCGGTTATGCGGGGCACGCTACTTCTTCCGGCCGCGCAGCTCGTAATAGCTGCCGCACGGATCCGTCGCGACACTCTCCACCATGTAGCGAGCACCGCCCGCGCCGATCTCGCAATCTGTGTCCGGAGCGGAGACGCCATGCGCGAGCATCAGGATCCGCACGTCGCCTTCGATAAAGCCCTCGCTCGCGCGCATGGCGAAGGTGGCGGCATCGATCTGCACCTTGACCGCCTCACCGGGTCCGAAGCTCTGATCCGAACCGCCGCCCATGCCGTCATCGGCGAACGCGACCGGCCGGAAGAGCGTGCCGTCGAGATAGATGGCCTGAAATACGCCAGCAAACGCAGCAGCGATTGAGCCGTCCATCAGCCCCATTGCGGCCATCCTTCAAGCGGAACGATGCAGTCCACCGGAACGCCGGTCGATGCCACCCGCGGACCGCCACGATTGCGCTGCAGAAGCGAGAGATATTCGGCACCGTAGCGCGTCGCGCCGTAGCCGCCGGTGAGCCGGGCATTAGCGGCGGCATCGGTAAAGCCGACCTCGAGCGAACCGGATTTCATGCGAGTGACGCCAACCGGGATGCTTGCCAGCGACGCTGCATCGGTGCCGAGGCCTGCCATGGTCAGATTGTGCGCCGCGAGGCTCATCAAGCCGGCCGCATAGTCGCCTTCACCCCAAGCCGTGGTGACGTAGCGCTCGGCATCGGTCAGCCATGCGCGGATCGTCGCCACATCGACGTCGGTGAAAGCGGGATAGCGCGCGACCAGGTCCGCGGCGCTCGGCTTTGCATAGCCGGTGAGTGCGAGTGGGGCCGGCTCGTTCGCCGCAACCGGCAGCAGGACGATCGCGTCGTCCTGGCGGCCGAGGGCGGTTGTCCATGCGATACGGAAGACGGATGTCTCTCCATCGGCGCCGCCCGATAGCCAGGCGGTCAGGTCCTGCCCGTAAGCGCCGTCTGTCGTACTCGGAGCGGCGGCGAGCGTCTGGCTGACCAGCACCACGGTGCCGTCAATGCGCGTGATCGTGGCCTGTCCGCTGGCAATGCTGTCGCCGCTGTCGAGCGGAATGTGCGCCGTGTAATCGAGGACCGCATCCGGGTCTTTCGTGGGCCACGTGATCATGGCCGAAAGTTACGTCGCGGCCGCGCTGCGCTGTAGGTTCAACGCGAAACGGGCCGCCCGGTTAAGGACGGCCCGCCGCATTCTCTCAGGGGAGAGAGCTGGCTATTTCGCCTCTTCGGCTTCCTCGGCAGCAGCCTTCTTCGCCGCGGCCGCTCCCTTCTCGAGCCCTTCGTAGAGCTCGTGGCCTTCCTTGATGTCGACGTCGACCGTCTGGCCCGGTTCGATGAACACGGTGCCGTTGTCGGTCTCTACGCCACGCGGGCCCTCTGCGGTGTTGGTGACCTTCGTCATGTACGCCTCCTAGATCCCGTCGCGGTACGAGACCGTCTTCGGGCGATAGATTTCGAGCTGGCCGACGTTCATAATCCCGTCGACCTTCCACGCCATCGAGGAGATGGCGAACGGCGGCAGGAACTCGAACATGCCCGGCAGGAAGAACTCCATGTTGTCGGGGCTCTTCTCGTAAGCGACCATGCGCCGCGACGAACCGGAACCCGCCGTCTGAAGCTCGCGGCTGGCGCGGATATCGAGCTCCTGGCCGGTCATCGCCGTGTAGCTGTTGTTCTGCTTGAGGAACGTCAGCACCGACATGTTCGTGTTGGTGACCTGAGTGTTGTTCGCCGTCAGGAACGCGGTCGTCGGCAGGATCAGGGCGTTCGGCATCGCCGTCTCGCCGCTGTTCGTGATGACGTCGTTGAGCGCGGTGTTGACGTCCGCGAGGATCTGCGCGGGCGTCGCAGTTCCCCAGCCGCCCGTCGGAGCGTTTGCGGCCGGCACCGACGCGTTGTTGACGAGGCCGGTCGTGTTCTTCTCGGTCGAGCCGCGAATGACGCGATCATAGACGAACTTCTGGCTGACCAGACGCGCGGCAGAGGCCTTGCGCTGATCGAGCGGAATATTCATCTGCGCGGCGCGGTTCACTTCCTGCAGCGACAGCTCGTAGCCGGCGCCAGCGAGGTGGAACTGGCTCTGGCCCAGCGCGAAGTTGATGCTCGCGTTCGGGATGTCGAAAGCCTTGCCGCCGATATAGGCAGCGGCGCCCGCGAGATCGCCAGAATAGACGAGCGTTCCGATGTCCCACATCGTGCCGTCGGTGTTGACGGGCACGAGGCCGGCGTAATCGAAAGACGGGTACTTCGCCTGCAGCACCGCTCCGTGGATGCGGTACAGCTGGGGGACCAGGAAACCGCCAGCCTGCTGTGCGTCCTCGAAGATGATCTGTCCGTCGCGCGGCATCTTTCAGTCCCCTTACGAGCGAGTCACGCGCAGCGGCACAATGCCCGCGCTTGCAATGGTGCCATCGAACCGCGCCGGGATGGCGGTGTTCGAAGTCGAGACGTTGGTGATCGCGCCGCCAGCGGTGACATAGGCGGCGTCGCCCTGGTTCACCGCGACCGAAGCGTTCACGTAGATCACGCCTTCATTGAGAAGGCTTGCGGTCGTGTACTGCGCGAGAGTGTCAGCAGTGCCGCCGAGGCCGGGAACCTGGCCGACATCGGCGATGACGATGCCGAGGAACTTGTTGGCCGTCGGGGTTGCGGTGCAGCCATGATCGCCGCTGCCGCGGAACGCAGCAACGCCGAACGCCATGCCGCCAGCGTCCTCGACCGATCGGCTGATCCGGTTGGACTTCTCGCCGTTCGCGACCATGCCGGCGAAGCCAGCAGCGGGTGCCGTCGGGTAAGTGCTCTGAACGGTAATTGCCATTTCGCTCGACTCCCTCAGGCGGCGTTCGCAGGCGCGGCCGGGCGCCATGCGTCGGAAAGGTTCTTGCGCGCTTCGTCACGGGCCTTGGCGTACTCGGCCTTGGCGTCTTCGACCGGAGTGATCCCGCCCGACAGCACGTTGCGCACCGGATCGACCTTCACGTCCTTGGCGAGCACGGTGAACGCGCCGGCGATCGCGGCGTCGTCCATGTCCTTGGCGCTGTCGCCGAGCCTGGCCGACACGACGGCCTTGCGGATTTCGGCTTCGGTCTTGCCGTCCGTGGCGACGTTGGGCTCGATGCCCTTCGCCTGCGCGATGAGGGCGGAGCGGTCGGCAACGAGCTTCTCGAGCTGGGCCGGACTGACCGCTGCGTCCTTCACCTTCTGCTCGAGCGCGGCGATCTCGCCATCCTTGGTCGAGACGGCGGCGGTGAGCTCGCCAACCTTGGTCTCCGCCGCGTCCTTCGCGGTGGTGAGCGTGGTGATCTGACCCTGCAGCTTGGCGATCGCCGCCTCGGCCGCGTCCGTGACTTCGAGCGGAAGTCCGTCGAAAGTGATCGTCTTGGTCGCCACTTGGCCGCCTCCTGAACTTGCAGCGTTGTTTTTATGGCCGTCCGAACCGTCGCTGTAGGTTCGTTCGTCGGTCAAAATTTCGATGAGCTCGGCGGCCGGCAGCGTGGCGCACGTGGCGGCATCGCCGATCCTGCACAGCGGACCCGCTCGGCCCTTGTCGACGACGGCGACGTGATTTCCGCGAATCTGCGACTGGCGAGCGTCGTACTGCTGGCCATCCTCGGTCTGACCGGCGGTGAAATCGAGCACGGACGCATAGCCGTTCGAAAGCTCGCGCTTACCGCTCTCGACGTCGGAGATGATGCCCTTGTCCATCAGCACGATGTCGAACGCGAGGAAGTCGCCATCGCGCATGGCCTTGCCGACAACTCCTTTCGCATGGTCGCGCCAGTTGGCCGCCGTGACAGGCTGCGCGGGATGATCGTTCGTGACCGGCTTCATCAGGAAGCTGGCGACGCTATCCTGAGCGAACACCTCCTCTTCGGGGCGATAGACTTTGACCACCTGGTCGGCGGCGAAGGTCTTGCCCTCCGGATCGACCTCGCGACCGAGGTAATCGTAGATGCCGGCGCGAGCTGCTCGAGCCCTGACGACCATGTACCCGTCTTGCGTCTTCCGCGGATGGTCGAAGCTGAGCTTGTCGGCGAAGAGCATCAGCAACTCCTGAACTGGCCGCCGGTGAGAAATCCGTGCCAGTGCTCGCCGTTTTTGTTGCCCTTGTCGTCAAGCTGGTGGATCAGGATCGACGGTGTGAGCGTGGGGTGCTCGCGGTCACCATCCCAGGTCCAGACGGGATGGTCGTCCATAGGCTTCAGGTGAACGACGCTGACCTCTCCGCATCCGCAAGGGCAGCCAAACATCAACGCGACGTCTTTGTCGCCTCCATAGGAGTCGCAAAACTGAAAAAGCCCCGGCGGAACATCGCCTCGGTCTTCAACCTCACTGAAGTTTTCAGCTAGTTGAGCCTGAACGCTATTGCGCGGGTTCGCGATCGGCCGGTAGCCCATGCGCCCGAAATTACGGGCGCGGCTCGTCAGGCTGTAGGTTCGTTGGATGCCCCGCTTGGATTCGAACCAAGGCTGTCGGCTTCAAAGGCCGATGTCCTACCACTAGACGACGGGGCAGTTGGCCCGCTCGGCAGGACTCGAACCTGCAGCCTCTTGGTTCGAAGCCAAGTGCGCTATCCAGTTGCGCCACGAGCGGAAGCTCGTTAGGCGCGGAGCGCGGCTTCCACACCCGCCTCCACATTCCCCAATGATTCTTCCGCCTCATCCTCGGAATCGAACGGGCCAGATATCAGATCATCACCAATCATGACGACGAACTTTCCTTCCGGCGTCTTTTCAATGCGAGGCCACTCAAGGTCATCCATCATCGTCGAAACTTACCACGCCCTGCGCCGTGCATCCACAAAAAGGCGGTACTCCCGGCATGTCGTCGGCCGGGATCGAATTGCCCCGCCAAGGAAATTTGCGACCGTTGCGAGCGAGGTGCCATTCGCGCGGGTGCCTCTTCGCCGAATGCCGCCAGATGAACTCTGTGATCCCAGCCTGCTCCTGCCGAGCCTGATTGAGCCGCGCGCCGAGCTTCACGGTCTGATCACCAGCAATCCGCAACGCCCGCGAGCGAGCCATGCCAACCGCGTCCCTGATCTCGCGAGCGATCTCTTCCGCCGGCGCGCGCCGCTGGAAGCCCGCGAAGATGGCGTTCGCAATCTTCTGCTGCAGCTGCGCGCTCACGTCACGGATCAGGCTGACGTTCCAGTTGATCGCCGCGCCAACCGTGTCCTCCACATCGCCGGCCGTCAAAACCGTGTTGAGGTCGACATCGATCGCGGAGA